TACCAGATCGATGTCCGGCTTTGATCGGCAGCGGTGGGATTGCCCTCGGCGAAATTGGCCGAGTCCAGGAAGTGCTTGAAAGTCTCGATCACCTTCACCCGGGCGCCGGCCAAGTCGCGGAACTGCAAGCAGATGGCCGATATCGCGCCGCGGATCCCTTGCAGCTCGTTGGCGACCTGAAGCGTCGGTGTGGCCGGTCGGCCATCCCCGCGCACGTCAAAGCCTTTCGCTTCGATCTGGATCGGCGAATAAAGCTGGCCCTGCCAGATGATCTCGCCTTCATGCGCGTGGCCGTGAAAGCGCCAGATGGTTGCGCCCAGGCGAGTCGCGTCGAGCTCGTAGAGCCGTATCTGATTGCCTGGCTCAAGCTTCTGGAAATCTGAAGTGATCTGCATGGGTCGCCCAATAAAAACCCCGCACTCGGCGGGGTCAGGGATTGAAGACCTGTTTAAAGGTCGCTGATATCGTCATTCCTCCGCCACCAAGCGTGGACATCTGGTACCCATTCGCGCGGTACCGGCCTTGCGCTCCGCCTGGAGGCGTCCAAAGGAAAGACTTGTAGCCTTCTTGCCGATCAAGGAAATCCCTGACCTGTTGCACGACCTGGCCCGGTCCGAGCTTCCCGGTGACACTGACATCCCAAGACTGAGCCTTGGTATTGATACCGATGCCACCGGCCTGCACGTAGCCGTCGCCGAAATCGTTCTCCCAGGTCTTCTGGCTGACATCGCCGGATGCGCCTACTCGAACATCGAAACTGAATGTCTCAGCCATTTCGCCTCCAGAGTCGCCCGCCCTGCCGCATTTCGCGGTCAAGGAACTGGCCCATGCGCTGCTCAATCGCGTCGCTGATTGCGTTGCCCTGGTTGCGAGCATCCTGATCACTCATGCCCGGCTGGGCCTGAACAGTGACTGGCGCGTGGAACTCGATGTTTCCACCAGAGTTTCCGCCCTGAATATTGTTCAGGGTCTGGTCCAGTTTCGCGCTGGTCTCGGCGGTAGTGACGCGCTCGCCTTTTTGAAGCAGCCAGGTGCCCGTTTCCGGTACCGAGTCGATACCATCGTGAGCCATACCGGCCAGCGCGGCCGAAGCAACGCCTGCGACCATAGGAGCAGTGGCAGCTGCAGCAGTTAGAGCAGCAGCAGGGGCAAGTGCCGGCCCGAATATGGGGATCGCCGCAGTTGAGGCGTAAGCATTCACCTGAGCAGCAAAAGACGCCGCCTGTGCGTTGGCGATCATCCCTGTCGCTGCTGATGACTGGCCGGTTTTGCCGACGAGCATTTGCACGGCCTGGTAAACGAGCCACTGCGACGCCATGTCAGACAAAGCTTTGACCGTGGACTTAGCGAAGCCGCTGACCATGTCGGCGAGCGCGTCGCCGGCGTCCTCCGATCCAGTGGCAACGTCGGAAAGGAAAGTGCTCAGGCCGCTGCTCGCGTTGTTGAGTGTGCTGGAGGTGAGGTCGGCGGCAAGCCTCGTGTAATCTTGGGATGCGTCACTGTAGTTCTGCCAAGCGGCACTGACGCCGTCCATCCACTGGCTCTGAGCGACATCGACCTGGTTGTAATAGTCCTGCTGATCCAAGATGCGTTGCGCGTATGCCTCTTTCGCGACATCCGTCTCTTGCTGGTAACGCTCCTTAGTGATGTCCTTGGAGTTGAACTGTTGCCAAAGACTATCTACTTCTTTGAAGTAGTCCTGATCAATCTGCAAAAACTGTTTACGGCGCTCCTTCGCTTTATCTCCCTGACCAGCGCCAGCAAGGTCTAAGTCGAACGAGTCTTTGGTCTGCTGAGTTTGCTGATTAGCGTTGCGCCGGTAAGCCTCAATCGCAGCCAGATCTTCATTGTTCTTTTTCAGCTTATCTAAACGATCCAGCTCTCCAGCCAAGCCCTCAAGCCGTTTCTGTTGTTGGGCGTTAATGCCCACAAGTTTGCCGGATGCAATCTCGAAGTGGAGTTTGTCGGCTTCAGTGGCTTCTTTTTGTGCATCAGTGCTTGTGTTGATCAGTTCAATTTGCCGCTGATAGTCTGTTTCCGTCGACTTGAACGTGTCTTGAATTTTCTTAGCCGCGGCGGCTGCATCGCTGGCCGCCTTCTTCTCCGCCGCAGCTTTTGCGGCAATGGCCGCAGGATCAACACCGCTGCCAGTGCCTTCCCCGACCCCTTGGCGCTGGTTGCGCTGCTGCGTCCGGTGTAGCTGTTCCGCCGCATCATTAGCTTTCTTGTAGTAATCGCTGAGCGCTGAACCCGCCAACGGTGTCTCAAGAGCAGCCCGCATTCTGGCCGCTGCGTCAGCTGCTGCGGCCACTTGGTCGTTGTAGTTTTTCTCAAGGTCACCAAGCTGCGAGCTAAGATCTACCCCTGGCAATTTATCCAGCAGCGTCAGCGTTTGGAAAACCCCCGCGATAATGCTACCTGCAGCACTAGAGACAAGGCCATCAAACTCCGCCGAAATTATTTTGAAAACACGCCCAACGCCATCTCCGGCATTAATTATGAAAGCGACCGACTCCAGGACCGTCGCGGCACTCTTTTTAACGGCAGGACCCAACCCGCCGGCCTCCTTTGTCGCTTGGTTAATGTCCTTGCTGAATTGAGCCAGCACCGGCATAAACTCTGCAGCCAATTGCGTTTTCGCCGAGGATAAGTATTGCTCGATGCCCTGCACTTCAATACTGAACTGCTTGGCGGAAGCGATGGTGCTTGTACTGAGTATTACGCCGGTCGCCTCTGCAGCGGCGCCAAGGTCATCAAACCCCTTTGCGTTGTTCCGTAGAAGCGGCACGAGGGCAGTAGAGTCACTGGCGATGGCCTCCATATAGAAGGTCATTTCCGCCTGGCTGACGTTCGCCTTCTCCAGGCTGGTCACGTACAGGGCGAGTGCATCTTTGCTGTTCAGTTTTTTGAACTGATCGGCCGTAACTCCGACCATGGGCGCGATATTTGTGAAGAAATCCTTCAGCGCGCCGCCGCCGGTGTTAATGAAATCCCCCAACTTGTCGTTGGTGTCCTTGAAAATATCGCCCAGTTTGTCTTGGTCTACACCGACGCTGCGAGCGCCGGCGGCCAGCTTCTGGAACTCTGTAGTACCGAGCCCAGCGAGTGCAGATAGGTTGGCAATCTCCTTCGCTGAATTCGCTGAAGACACAACCAGAGCAGTCAGGATGGCAGGGATCGCAGCAATTGATGCGCCTACGCCCTTGGCTAGGTTGTCGAATGACTTCGCAATTTCAGCATTACGTTTTTTGGTCTCCTGGCTCGCCTTATCGAGAGGGCCGGTGTACCCACCAATCTTAGCCACGAGGTCAAGGGTCAAAGTACCCAGCGAACCTGCCATGCTTTTCTCCAGGCACAAAAAACCCGCCGGAGCGGGTTATAAATTCAGTAAGCCGTTGGTGTTAACCGGAACCCTGATGAGTTGATAGCAATCCTTCTCTTTAACGTCTGCCCGGCAGCAATTGTTACCTCAGATTCGATTAATCCCGCTCCTCCACAGGGAGGCCCGGCTGCGATCCCCAGGATATGATTGCCGGGTTTCAGCCCGAATGTGGCCGTCTCACCTGACCCAAAGGCTGCAGCATACTTACCATCGATATATAACTTGTAGTTGCACGCCCCTCCCAAGATCCCAGTGTCACGGGTAACCACCAAGCGCGCCTCAGCTTTGGCGGTGAACGCATACAGCCGGTCCGAGGGTACCGGATCGGCCTCATCCGAAGAAATTGGGGAGGTTGAACATCCCACCAATAGCAGAACTGGTAACAGCAAAAAGATTGACGATTTCATGGCATCCCTTCCTAAAAACATCAATCTATCAGGGTCATGCCCATGTCGCCATTGCCTGATCGAGGCTTAGTGGGGGCTCATCCATGTGCGGTGCGAAATCTTCAATACTGAACACTTTCTTGCCAGCGCGGCTGTTGCCATAGAACGAGGCCAGACGAGCCACGGCCGCTTCAATTCTCATGCCCTGATTCAGCGAACCACGTTTGCCACGAAACTTGCACCACACCATGAACTCGGGAAAGGTCATGTTGGCCTGCGCCTCGGCAATGGTGCGGCCGCCGATTCCGTTCATAACGAGCTCGCACCAAATTTCGTCTACTTCGTCGAGGCCGGTGTCTTTCCCAGGTTCTGCACTTCACTGATCGCAATGAGCAGTAACTGGGTGAGTAAAGGATCCAGCGCGCCGCGCTCCGGATCGTTCTGCCCGGTCAGGTCCGCAACGGTGAACACCGGGGCGCCATCCTTATCGCAAATACTGGAGGCGATGCGCGCAGCGAGAGGATCTACCCCATTCCGCGCGCTGATGTCGCCAACCGCGGTCTGGTAAGACAACGGCCGAACGTAAGTGATGAACTTGTGCTTCTTTCCCGCGTTTTCCCATTCAATGGTTTTCTCGACCGGGCGGGACGTGAAGGCTTTGGATTTCTTGAGGCTTTCGATGCTCAGATCCATTACGCAGCCACCTTACGGATCCAGGCTGAACCACCGGAGCGCTGGATGGTTGCTGCGGTGGTCACCACCGCGTTGCCGGCGAAGTCGAAAGGGAAATCTGAGACGTAGCCGTCAAAGATGAACCAGGTGCGAGTACTCGGCAGCACGAAATCATCATCTTCGCCGACCACAGCAGCCGCGACAGCACCGGCGCCCGCGCCACCGGTGAGGGTCACGCTTGGAGCGGATGTGTAACCCGTGCCAGCGTTGGTGATAGTGAAGCCAGTGACCTTTCCGCCCGCGATCTGCGCGGTTGCCGCCGCACCACTGCCGCCGCCTCCGGTGAAGGCAACTGCTGGAGCCGAGGTGTAACCATTGCCGCCATTGGCGAGACTTAACGCCGCCAGCGCTCCTGCCGCGCCGACTGTTGGCGCAATGTCTAGGCCGTCTGACCAGCCCACGGCCCAGTGGATGCTCTCAATCGAGTCGTCTTCGGAGAGCTGATGCAGCCTGACGTGCGATGCGTTGCGGGGGTCGGCATTGAGAGTCAGCGAGGCTTGACCAGGGGTACGCAGGCCGCGCATGTAGCGTCGAACCTTGTCACTCAGACAGGTAACCTCGATCTGATCGGCAGGGTTACCGCCTGGGCTGAATGCCGTAGCGCATTCGATTTCGAGAATTTCGAAAGCCGCTGGGTTGGCGGCACTCGGCACCAGGGCGTAAATCTGGGTTCCTTGGGACAGAATCGACATGGTGATCTCCAAATGTCGGGCACAAAAAAACCCGCTAGTAGCGGGCCGGTTTGGGGTATTCGGTTATCGCTGGACGATCCAGTCGACGTCGAAGCTGTAGCGGTAGAGCATGGTCTCGGTGTCGCGCGTTTCACCGTTGTAGCTGGTCACCCGCGCGACCAATTCGATTGCGTACTCGATGGCCTGACCTGCAGCTCGAGCAGCCGCGGCAGTGGAGGCGTAGACATCAACCTGCAGGCCGTAGGCCTCGACGTCGGGGCGCCCCGCCAGATAGTTTTCCGGGCTTCCGTTGATGACCTGCCACACGCAATAGGTCCCAGCCGGTTTATCTGGAGCCATACCGAACAGGTAAAGCCTGACCGGGTTTGCACCGATCAGGGCAATTACTGCAGGATCGGCCGCCGCCACTTGGAAAATGGGTGGGTATTTCATTTGGCCGCCTTCGGCGCGCGCCGGATCGCCCGGTCGATGGCCTTTTCGTATTCAGTGATGAACGTGCTCGTGGCGAGGCTGATGTTGTCAGCCAGCGCCTTGCGCATGAATGGGGTGGACGCCATCTTGGCGGTGCCGAACTCGAGGAACCGCCAGTGCGGTGTTGGTCCTGACTCCCCTTCGTCGGGGTTTCCCTTTTTGGCGATTTTGGCACCGTGAAGAACGCCAACGCGAAACCCTAGATCGCCCGATGCTTTGAACAGCCGGCCATTCCAGCGCAGCGCGATGTTCTTCGCGATCGAGCGACCTGTCGCCGCGTCGTCCAGCTTCTGCGCGCCCTCTTTGGCCTTTTCCGCAACCACCTGCGCAGCCTTGCGCAGAGCTGAACGCCCACCCTTGCGCTTGACGTCGTAAGAGACGGCTTCAAGCTTCGCCACCAGCGAGTCGATACCGATCAGACTGAACTGCACCGTATCAACCATCGTCGACGCCCTCGCTGCATGGAAGCGTCAGGTAATCGCGGCCGCTCTCCATGTCGGCAAGCACGCCCTGAATGTTGTAGACCTTGCCTCGGTGAAGTATCCGCATGGCCGATGTGATTCCCGGGCGGTAACGAATCACCACACGCGACGTCACTTCAGACTGACCCGCTGCTGCGGCGATGAACTCTCGCGCCGACAGCGGCTCGATTGCGGCCCATACTTTGTCGACGTCGACCCATGACGAGATGACTTCCCCGCTCACTGGATCTTGTGAGTACTCCGCGCGCTGGAGCGTCACATGGTGTCGGAGCTTTCCTGCACGCATCAGATCCCCCAGCCGATTCGGTAAGGCGTCAGTAACGACCGTGAGCCCATCGGCAACTCACTGAATGCAGCACCGCTGGCTGAATCCTCCCGGTTGGCATACAGCGAACCCAGGATCAGCAAGCAGGCCGCGCGGATCGATGCATTCAGGAGCACCGGATCCGGGCCAGCCGAACCGTCGAGCACGGCGGCCCCCAGCAAATCCAAATCAGCATAAAACCGCCGGTTCATGAACTGGGCGGCACTGTCCTCGGCGGCGGTTAGCAGCAGCTCGACGTACTCGCGGTCATCCTCGTCCGCCCGCAAATGTTGCATCGCTTGATCGGTCGGGATGGCGTTCATGTCAAGCCTTCGGCTTTTTTTCGGTGGCCAGGCCGGCAGCGACCAGCGACACAGCGTCATGCTTTGGCGACTTGTAGCCTTCGCCACCTGCACGGCGAATCTCTTTTCCGTCCAGGTAGCTGCGCAACGGGTAAATCATGACCTCGTTGCCGTCCTCAGCAGCGCCATCCGCCTGGAACTGGTCACCGGTCGCTGCAGCAGCGTCGAGGGCAATCGTCGAGCCAGCTGCTGCGGCACCGGAGGGCTGCTGGCCAGCCTGCACGGTGTTGCCAATTCCATTGGCCGGATCAGTGGGCTGGAGCGGACCATCCCCTGCGCCAGCCACGGAAGCGCTATCTGCTACCGCGCTTCCACCTTGTACGCCGGGGGCCATGGCCGTGGCGGTGGTGCTTTCTGCTGAAGTCTGTTGACCAGACGGGGCAGAAGTCGTATTTGCGGCTGTAGCAGCCCCCTTGGTTGCATCGCTTGCGCTTGCACGTGCCATGTTGGTCTCTCCTGAATCAGTGAGGCCGCCCGCGGGCGGCGCTCTGTGGGAAGGGTTAAGCCGCTGGGGTCAGAGGGCCGGTCACGAAGGCTTCCGGGCGGTACACCGAGAAGGCCAAGCGCTCTTCAGCGCGGATGGTCACCATGTTTTTCTCGAAGTCGTCGGCGTTCTCAGTCGAGACCAGCACTTCGATACCCATCCGGTCAAAGATCTGCGCCGCCAGGCTGAATGCGCCCACCAGAAACTGGTCCTGGACGATGGCCTGGGTTTCGACGACGGGGAGGTTCCACAAGCGCGCCGCAGTACCTTCCTGTGGCTTGCCAATGATGTAACGACCCTCGCCATCCTTCAGCAACTCGATAGCCGCCCAGTCGATCGGGTTCAGCACGATGCCGGTGGACGGGAACTCGGCCAACTGCGCCTGCAGCAGCGCCAGACGAATGCGGTCAATACGCTGAATCGCCTGCACTTGGATACCAGCAGGCGCTGCGTAAATCTGCGCCTGGGGGATGATCCCTTTCACGTTGTTGCCCGTGCCGTTGCCGTACAGCAGCTGCGCTTCCTCGGCCATCAACAGGCCGTAGCGAGCACGCGCGTCGATGTAGCTCTGCAACGCCGAAGCATCGTCCAGGATCTGGCGGCTGCCTTTGAACAGGTGTGCGATGGTTCGCACGTTGGCGTTCTGCAGTTCGAATTTCAGGTCGCTGTAGGGCTTGGCCAGGCCCTCGCCGACGATTGCGGCGTTATTCGTGAAGCCGGTTTCACGCACGTACTCGATAGCGTTGCTGTCGGTGGTGCCAGGTGCCACCAGATCGCGAATGGTCAGGCGGCGCTGCGGGGCGAGAACGATGCCGACGCGCTCGGTCTGCACCAGCGCGCCGCCGGAGGTCGGCACCGAGGTGATTGCAGCGCGTGGCACTTCCACACGTCGGGAGCCGCGGAAAGAGCTGTTAACGCCCTCTTCGGTCATTTTCGCGGCGACGAGTTGACCGGCAGACTGCTGAACTTCTGGGTCATGACGTTTGTTGGCATTGACCAGCTTTTGCTCAGCGTCCTGCATGCGAGCCTGAAGTTCGCCCTGTTTCAGCAGCAGCTCGTCCACCTTGCCGCGGGTCTCAGCCTGCATTTCACCGGAGGCTTTGATTTCCTTCTCGGTGCGCTCGGCGTAAGTCTTGATCTGGTCGCCGACAGTTTTCAGATCGGCTTGGGTTTGCTTTTGGGAAGCTTCAATTGCAGAAAGATCTACAGACATGATTTTGTCCTTTCAGAAATGAAAAAACCGCCTCTAGGGCGGTTATCAATGGGTTGCAGCGCCAGTCGATCAGCAGGCGGGGATGAGCCCCCGAAGTGCTGACGCCTGATTTGCGATTTCTTCAAACGCGGATACATCAAGGGCAGCGCTAGGCTTGCCCGGCACGACAGCGCGAAGCGTGTCGCCGCCAGCAGCGCTAGACGTGCTGGTCTTGATTTGTGAAATGAGCTTGCGGCGCTCGCTGCGCGGCATCCCTGATTTGGCGAGCGCAGCGTCGAGCTTGCGGGCCGAGTGGGCCTGATTACCTTCGTCGCTGGGGGCTTGCTCCACTTCGGATGCTGAGATCAGGCCGGTAGCGAAACCCTTCTCAACGGCGTTCGAGCCGTTCATGTAGGTCTCCGCGTCGAGCATCTTCTCCACCGCAGCCTCATCCTGGCCGCTGGTGTCTGCGTAAAGGCTGATCATCGCGCGGTCGAACTCTTCCATGGTGTCCGCAAGCTCGCGGATGGCGTGGCGGTTCCCGGCGAAGTAGGTCCAGCAGTTATGAATTATGAGGAACGCCGTCTTGGCGACTTCGCGTTTGGCGCCAGCCATCGCGATGACCGAGGCGGCCGAAGCGGCCAAGCCCAGGACCTTGACCGTCACCTCTTGGGAGTGCTCGAGCAGACGGTTGTAGATCGCGATCCCCTCGAACATGTCACCGCCAGGCGAGTTGATGTAGACGGTGACCGGCTTGTCGCCGATGGAGCGCAGTGCAGCGTCGACGCGCTTGAGCGTGACGCCCTCCCCGAACCAGTCCTCGCCGATGATCCCGTACATGGTGATCGTATCGGTGCCGGCTTCCAGCGCGGCGCGTAGATCCGGGTTCCACAAATCAAGCGCGCGCGGGCTCAGCTCGCAGTTGAAACTGCGAGCATTTACATTCAATGACATGGTTACTCCTGGGCCTGGCCGAGCCAGTTTTTCAAAGCGTTTTGAGCGGCTTGACCGTCGGTGGACTGCCCGAGCTTGTCGATTGGCGCAAGGTTGGTCTGAACGGTGAGCACCGAAGCGTTGCCGCCGTGGCGTGGGAGGTTTTCCTTAACACGGCATTCGTCACGGGTCATGATCCCGTTCTGGGTCATCTTGCTGTACCACTCCGCCCGGCCCGCACTGTCGGCTTTCAAAAAGGCCTCTAGCGAGAATTCGGTGTAGTAGGTTCGCCGGTCGACCGGTGTGAGCAGGCGCTTGTTGACGCACTGCTGAATCTGGCTTGTGATCGAGCTGATGCAAAAGGTCAGGAATGCGATCATTTGCTGCTCAAGACCGGTACCCCAATTACTGCCGGCGTCTGTTTTACCCACCATCCACGGAGGCACGCCGAACCAGCGGCAGATCTCCTCAATGCTGTGTCCGCGCGACTCAAGCAGCTGTGCATCCACCGGATTGATGCCGATGGTTTCAGCCTTCACGCCCTGTTCAAGTACCGGCGACTTCCCGGCATTCATTGCGCCGGATACTGTTTTGACGTACTCCCTGAATTCCTCTCGCTGATCAGGCTTGAGGACTCGGTCAACACTGAACGCTACCGTTGGGAGCAGCCCATTTTTGAACGTGCCGTTCGCAGCGTCGTCGGCAGACATCGCCGCACCGAAGACCTCGGAGCCGAACCGGATCGCGGACATTCCCACCCGGCCATCGATGCTGAAGGCAGGGATATGCAGCATGTCGGCGCGTGCGATCTGCCGGCGAGGCCCTTTACGAGGCCGGTACCAATACTCCAGACGCCCGTCATCATCGACATCCAGATCCACCCGGGATGGCAGGAGGAAATCCAAAGCAATGACCCGGCCGCCTGATCGGTGAATCTCGCAGTACGCGTTGCCCCAGAGCAGCATCGACGACACCACCGCCTGCCAGAACTGGAAAGCAGTCATGTCCTCGTTGGGGCTGCTGTGGATGACGTCGTACAGGGAGAAGTCGCGCGCGTCCTCGCGATCGCCGTCGGCCTTTCGCCGGAATACTCCCAGCGGTAAGCCCGCGACAGATGTGGAAATGATCCGCACGCAGGCCCAAACGGTAGAGAGCCGCATGACGTTGTCGGCATTCACCGATTTACCGGAGCTGGACTGGTTGCCCAGGAATGCGCCCCAGAACCCACCGTCACTCAGGCGAATGGCTTTTCCCGTCCAGTCGCCGAGCGACCTGATCGGCTTGGCCGCAGACCTGCCGAGGACCAGCGAGAGAGATTTATTCACCTGCCAGACCTTTTTGAATGAAGCCGGAAATCAGAAACATTGACGCAGCCGCTGCAATGAGCGCCCACCCGATGCCGAACAGGATAAAAACCCCTCCGACGAGCAGGCCGAAACCTGCCAACGCCGTCAGGATGAAAAACATCAATGGCAGGCTCATGCGATTATTGGATTCCGGATTGAGTCCATGAAAGATTCGGTGGTGTTCTGCGCCGCATCTACAAGCACGCGGCCGATCGTCATGATCAGCGCCACCGCCCCGTCAATCTTGTTGTCATCGCCCTGCTTGATCGGACGCACCACGTCGTCGTTGCCCGGCAGGGTTTTGCCGATGACGTTGCCTATGCACCAGGTCATGATCGGGTTCCCGTCATGATGGAAGCGGCCAGACTCGATCGCGGCCTCGAGCTCCTTCATCGGGTCGGACATGTTGGTGTAGTTCTGCGTGATCGTGATGGGGTTAAACCCTTCATCATCCAGGTCGTGGCTCAGACCGGTTGCACCGTGCGGATCAATGGGCGATTCCCTGAGCGGCGCCTGGTGATTGGCCTCTTTGGTGTCCTCGAGGATCTCGCGGTAATCGATCTCCGCGCCGTCGGTGACTTCCAAATGCCCCGAGTTGACCCAAGCCTGAAAGCGCTCCGACATTCGCTTGTTGTCGGTGTTGTACGCAGTGTCGTAAGGCACCCAGAATTTCGGACCGACGCAGTAATAGTGAGTCTTGCCGTCGATAACCCGCCAAAACAGGCGCGCCCTTGAGTTCATGTCCAGCTTGCGCGCCAAGTCGAAACCGGCAATCCACTCCTGGCCCTCGAATTGTTCGAGCGTCAGCGTGGTGTCTTCGCAGGCCTTCCAGCTTTCCATGTTGAAAAAGCCTGATTTCGCACTGACCCACAGGTTGAGGTGCTTGGTTTTGAACGTGTTGGCGAAGCGGGCGGACCGAATGGCCCTCGCCTGCTGGCTTTCCAAGTACTCCTGGAATACCGAAACCCCGTGGTTCGGGTTGGCCTTCGCCAGCATTTTCGGGTCGGTCCAGTCATCCCCCTCGTCGAGAGTCCATATCCAGCCGAACAGCTCCTCATCTGGCACCGTCCCGGCCAGCATCTCTACGACCTGCCGGCGCTTGTCGTAGCAAGGACCTTCGATATCGGCGCCGGCGGTGGTGATGATGAACATCAGCGGCTGACGCCGTGCGCCCATCCCCGTCAGCATGGTGTCGCACTGGGCCGAGGTCCGATGCTCGTGATATTCGTCAACGATTGC